GGAGGAGAAAATAATTATCCATTTAAATATTATTCGTTAGATATATATGTGCCAGAATATAAGTTAGATATTGAATATAATGGTGGTGGACATAATTTGTCCGTTAAAATGAGGGAAATAACCGAAAAGGAGTTTGTGCGTAAAGAAATAATTCGTTCGACACGTTTAAGAATAGAGGGTATCAACCAACTTACCATTATTTCTCGTAAAGACTATCTTCCATCAGATTCCACTCTACTCCAAATGTTAGAAGAAACACTTTCTTATCTTTCAACTACCAATTATCATTGGGTTGAATATGATATTGATCGTTCTACGGTTCGAAATGCATTAGACCGTTTCCCATATGACTTTGGAGCATTACGAAAAATAAAGAAAACTGATGTTCAAGATATTACTCAAGATATTCCTGAGGAGGCATCATAATGCCTCTTTTTTACATATATAATTATTAGAAAATCACTATTTTTCAAAGAAAGGAGGCTCAAAATTGGCAACAGAAACTTCACTTAAAGTAAGATTATTAAACGCCTCAAAAACGCATGCTGAATGGACATCAGCAGATCCAGTGCTTAAAAAGGGAGAAATCGCTTATTCTTCCGATAAAAAACAAATTCGTATAGGCGATGGTTCCTCAAAGTGGAGCCAACTTTCTTATATTGATGCAAGTCATATAGTTGGGCTTTCAAATTCAGGGTCAACTATAACTTATACTAAAGCGGATGGAAGTACTGGGACAATTACTCTTCCTGAATATGACGTAGCAACTTCTACAACTCCAGGGTTGGCTAAATCAGGCGGAGACATTACTGTAGCATCTGACGGTGCAGTAACGGTTAATAAATCAACCGCCTTAAAAACAGATAAGGCAACCGCTGCAGGTGATCGTCCTGTATGGACAAGTTGGATAGGTGATAATACCAAAGCTGCTTATGACACTGACTTTACTTATGATTCAACAACTAATACTTTAAAAGTGAAAAAGATAGATGGAGTAGAATTAACAGGAATTCCAACTGCTCCTACTGCCACAGCGGGTACTAAAACAAAACAAATTGCAACCACTGAGTTTGTACAAAATGCTGTTGGAAATGGTGTAGATGATATTGAAATTGGTGGAAGGAATTTGGTTAAAGATTCTTATTCTCCCATTCCATACGGCGTTGCCCCTAATCAATATTATTACAAATTTTGGTATTTATACGAACTTCCTTATGCTGTAAATGATAAATTTATCGCATCAGCAGACATTAACGTAATTGCAGGTAATGTTACTTCGGTTACTTTTTATCTTTATAATACTACTGATGGTGGATGCTCTAATACCTGTACTGGAGAAATAGTAAATGGACGAGCATCTACAACTATAACAGTTACTAAGGCTGCCACTAAAGATTTGATGCTTCTAATCTACTGCGGCCTTGCGGGAGCAACAAAAGACAATAATATAACTGTATCTAAAGTCAAGCTTGAACGTGGTAACAAACCCACTGACTGGACACCCGCGCCAGAAGATTTAGTCTCAGATATTACCCTTTCAGGATCAACACTCTCCTACAAAAACCCTATAGGTACTCAGTTGGGGTCATATACCTTAACCAAATCAACCGTTGGTTTAGGAAACGTTGATAATACTTCTGATGCTAACAAACCTATTTCTACAGCAACACAAACAGCTTTAGACCAAATTACCAATAGTATTGGTAATGCTAAATTGTTTACTGGTGTTTGTTCAACTGCGGCAGGAACTGCTGAAAAAGATGTAACTTGTACACCTTTTAAAGCAGCAGATTTAGTTAAAGGAACTCGTATTTCTGTATATTTCGAAAATACAAATAGTGCAGCTGTTGCAAATTTAAAACTTGATGTTAACAATACTGGAGCAAAACCAATTAAATATATTTATAATGGATCATATTCAAATATTGGTAATGCAGGATGGTTGAAAGCGAATCAAATATATACATTCACATATGATGGTACAAACTGGATTGTCGAAATGATGTATAATTCCAATACAGCCCCAGATTATTTAACATATCGCAATTACACTTATGCTAAAAAGGCTATTACCGCTGAAAGTTTAATTGTTGGTGATGCTGATGGATACGAAGAAGTTGCGTCAGGTGTTGTTTTTGATTTAAGCTTTCCTATTCTTTGGTGTACTGTTGCGGTAGCTAAAGGGGGCAGTGATTATGCTCATCAGTTCACCCAGTTTTATGATAGAAATATAGGAAATATTAAATCAGGTTTTACTTCATCAGCCAAAAAGATGATTTATTTAATAGTAACGATTTCTGGTAATACTGCTACAGTTGATGCCGATATTATTACTGACACATTGCCAACGTCAGATGATGGAAAGGCTTATATAGCATTAGGTCGTATGGGATCGCAATCTACTGGTGCTGATTATTTTAATTTCCAGGCTGTACATCCTATCTTCGTTTTTAGGAAAGGTGCGTTAAGGTCATATAGTGGCTCTGCAGATGTAGTTAATGGACATACAGTTGAGAAAGATGTACCTAGTAATGCCAAATTTACAGATAGCAATGTTTTACAAAAATTATATTCTTCGAATTATAATTTGCCATTATTGATGAGTTATCAGTCAAATACAAACACAACAACTGATGTGACAAACTATGTATTTCGAAATAATTCAATATACGCAAATCCAAGTACTGGATTAGTAACTGCTTCCTACTTACAATCAAATCATTATATACAAGCGGGTAATCAGGTTTATAATGTTGCTAGTGCAGTTTCAACTGTTAACATAGATGAAATCATTTTATATACTGGGATAAAATTCATTTCTAGTAATCTAATGCCCAAAGTACATATCACAGGATATGCATATAATCATTTTTGTCCTATTGATTTGACAATCGTATTTTATATTTATAATAATAAATTCATCAATCAAGGGGTTGTTGATAATGGTGGCTGGCATCCAGATGTTTATTTATTCAAATATACCAAAGATTCTGTAAATTATGTGGCTATTGCTTTACGTCCTGGATCTTTTATATATTGCCCAACAGTTAGTGCTGATATTATTAATGAAGTATTTGGAAAATTAGCGAATATTGATTTATCGCAATTTAATTTTCAATTTATTGCTAAAGACGCTGAATCAGTAATTCCTGAACCAGATGATGGTACAATTTGTATTAATGTACCTTACAAAGTAAATAGAAATCCTAAACCTACTTTAACTATTCAAGGTGCAGGAACGAACATTAAAACATATGATGGCACAGAAGCTATTACTGTTAATATTACCAAATCTTCTATTGGTCTTGGTAACGTAGAAAACAAATCTTCCGCTACAATCCGTGGAGAATTGACTACAAAGGATGTAACAGATGCTCTTGAATATACTCCAGTTAACAAAGCTGGAGATACAATGACAGGCCGATTAAAATGGAAAGATAACAATGCTTTACCACAAGCAACTTCTCTAAGTTATGTACTTGGCATTGATGCTTTTGCGGATGGTGGTACGACTAAATGGATCACGACTGCTAATTTAAGTGTCGGATCAGCAACTAATGCTACGAATGCTGCTAATGCTGATAAATTAGGAAGTGTAACCGCTGCTAATTATAGACGATTAGATACAACTCAATTTTATGGCAGTCAAGTTATGTCAAAATATTATGACGCAAGAGCTACAGAAACACAGACTGGTGGTTGGGCTTATTCTCCTATTGTTATTTGTAAAGCTGATAAAAGTACTGTATTGTCTCGATGGGGTGTTTTAGGGGCTGGTAAAACTTTTTCATATGCTTATATTGGTATGGAAGAGTATAACGGGAATAATCTTCGTATTTATCCTTCAGGAGCGATATGGGCTAATGGTATTACCAGTGCAGGAACAATCACTTCTGGTGGAAATATAAAAATTAATGCTAAAGCTCATGCTATAACAATACTCGATAGTACAAATACAGAAACTGGATTAATAGCTGATAATGGGAATAATCTTTGGATTGGTGCTACTTCTTCTGAACAACATCATCATTCTGGAACAAGTGGGAACACCTTTATTTCTACTGGATATAATACAACAAACAGTAAAGGTAATAATACTATATATGTTTCTATTCCTAACGCTACGAATAATGGTCATACTGCTTATGGAGTACTTCATGCTGGAAACTATGATGATTATTCTCCAATGATTGCTGGTGATCGTTCTTATTTATACAACAATATATCTTCTTCTCAATATGTTGGCGGTTCTGGAGCGAAAAAATATGTTAGAATTACTCTGCCAGACGATGTGGCAAATATTTGGGGAATGTATTATATAGAAGTAAGCATAAGAGGGCATTATCAAACCCATAGAGGTGGAAAAGTATTGATTAATTGCTATCATACTGCAACCTCTCCTTACACATGGAGTATGAAGGCCACTACCGTTGGCGATTTAATATCTACTGGTGATTATGCTGTTAAAGTATATGGTAGTGATGGAAAATATATTTATATCTATTTAAATTCAACCTTTGCCAATGCAAGTGTTGATAGAATACTTGTAGGTGATACAGCTAGTACTAAAAATTTAAAAACCATTACTGTTGATTTTGTAGATGCTCTTCCTGAAACATACCAGACAGCTACTATGCATTATACCGTTGACAGTGGTAATATTTCTAGTCTTCTTAATGATATTTATGTTAATAGAACTGGTGATACTATGACAGGAGGTTTGACATTTCCTTCTGACGCTAGTTCTGGTTGGAATGATAAAGGTGTTTTATTTGGTGCAGGTTCTAGAATAAGTGAATACACGAATGGATCATTAGGTATATATGGTGCCACTAGTGTTACAATAAGACCAAATAGCGCAACAGCTGCTGATACAACACACGGCATTAAAATTACTACTGATGGTTTATTACCTGCAGCTACGACAAGCACTTATCCTTTAGGTAGTAGTACAGCTAGATGGTCTTCTGTCTGGGCTGATGAAATCAATATAAGAAAAATACAAAAACCTGAAGGTGGTGTTCGTATTGTATTTTGTAAAGATAATATAGCTGCTGGTGGTCAGACGTTTGTCGATGATAATACTAAAACATTAACCACCTCTTCGTCATTGGAAGAATGGATGAAAGTACTATTAAGAGAGATATGTAAAGAGTATTCTGGAGATCCTCATACTGGAATTTTTAAAGGTAAAATCAATCCTTCTTCTACTGCAACATATGAAGTATATATTTATGATACAACAATAATAAATTCAACAACAGGTTTACCTCAATATTCATTTGGTCTGTTTCAGAGATATGGTCATGTATTATATATGTTTGGTACTAATGCCTATGCTTTCCACGCTTATACAGTACTTAATGATGGGAATTATGGTAATTATGCATCACCTAAAGCTGGTTCTACATCACTTAGTCAATTAGCAGCTACTATTAAATTAGGTAGTGGTGATGCAGCGACAATTGATCAAAATGGTGGTCAATATAGGCAAAGAATTGAAATCATTGATAATTCAACCGCTAATGATGCAGTATTTAAATTTAGCCAATCCTCTAATTCAGGTTCATCTTATACAAATCTAATGGAAATTAGGGATGATGGTAACGTAGTTGCTACAACTTTTACAGGAGACTTAGTTGGTGACGTAACTGGTAATGTATCAGGTACTGCTGGATCATTAAGCACGACTGGTACAATTACGACAGACCTTGCATCAACAACTGCTGCAACATACACATCAGGTGGGAATATCACTCCTGGTATTACTGGCACGCTTGGTGTAGGACATGGTGGTACTGGAGCTACAAGTTTTACTGCTTATAGAATGCTAGTAGGAAATGGATCGAATGCTATACAGGCAAGTGATTGGGCCGCATCTCAAATGATAGCCATACCAAATGTTACTTCAAATGACGCTGGATGGATTAGAGTATGTCAAATTGGTGGCACAGGCAGTACTGGATATTGGAATTGTTTATTATTTTTAAGTGGGCAATGGTCAAATGCTCAACCAACAAGTGCCGTTTTCTTATTAAATTGTATGCATTCTACTTGGTCTAGTATCCATCAATTAAGTGGCCGTGCTGGTGGTAGCGGACATGTAATTAAGCTTCGATTAGTAAATGTTGCTTCAAATACTTCGACCTACTGGTTAGATGTATATACTAATGCTCATACAAAAGCTCCAGGAATTACATATCTTAAATTTTTTGGTAATGTAAGTATATCAGAAATTCAAAATAATAGAACCATAATTACCGAGAACCCTACAGTTTCTTCATCTTGTGATATCCGAACTATGGTTGATGCTCCTGATATTTCGATTGTAAGCGCTAGTGGGGATGCTATAAATTCAGATGCTACCGTAGTTAAATATAATGGGACAAATACCGAATTAATGTTACCTGGTAAAATTAGTGCTGACATTACTGGTAATGTTACTGGTGATGTAACAGGTCATGCTTCTGAAGATTTGCCATTAACTGGTGGAACAATTACTGGTAATTTAACGGTAGATGGGGTTATAACAGCAGGATCTTCAACTCAATCCAAATTACCAACAGGTGGATATAAAGTTCATGATTTGAGGAGTGTAACTGTCACTCCTGATATGGGTGACAAAACAGCGAATTTTTATTTTACAAGTCATAATACCTCATACAATACTATGCCAGCTAGTCAATGGTGGTCAGTACTTCATATCAAAGGATGGGAAGGTGCATATTCTACTTGGGAATTAGCTGGACCTGCTAGTAATACAGATCAACGTACAACTCCTTTATATGTAAGAACATCAAATAAAAATACTGCATGGGGAGCATGGAGAAAGATATATGATACTTCTAATCCTCCTACTGTAGCTGAAATAGGGATAGTTAATACGCCTACGTCTAAAGATTTTAACACTTATTATGATACTGGATTTTATAACGTAACTGGTTCTGCTACACATACTCCTAAGAGTTATGGTTATGGTGCGGCAATGGTAATGTCATATCGTAAGCATGAAGGGAATACGACTCCTGACTGGGCGGCTCAAATATACATGCATCATGGTAGTGGAACCAATGCACCTGGAAATGTCCTGTATTATCGTACAGGATCTTCTACTGCATGGAATGCTTGGCAACAAGCAGCACATGGTGATGTTAATACAGCTGTTGGTTCTATTTCACAACCTATATATATGGATAAAGATGGTACATTAAAAGAGACTCAATTAAAATCATCAGATATTGAACCTATTGCTAGTAAAACATATTCTGGGCTTTATGGATCTGCCAATGACGCTGCTGGAGCGTCATTTTATTTTGCTACCGTTAAACCTGATAATTATTATGGAGTATGGAAAATAAAATATAGAATTAAAGCAGACGTTGTTGGTAATAATAATTTCCACTCTTATTCTGACGTAGAGATTTATGGTAAAACCAATACATATGTAGCTTATTTAAACTTCAATTCACACTTAAGCACAGATTATAGATGTTATTGTTACCATAATCTTTATAGAGCAACAGAGGCAGGATCTAGTGCTTATGGGCATTTACTTGGTATTGGTCTAAGAACGAGTAAAGAACCTATATCTTCTTCCTACCCTCGTACAATTAAGGTTGATATCTTAGAAGCAGAAAATTGTACTGTTACTATGATGGATGATGCGTTAAAATACGCTTCTGTGCCTGGAACTGGTACTACGAATTATGCTGGACTAACTGAATTTGATGCATTTACTAATGGTTTAGTAGGCAGTAAAAACGATGCTAACGATACTTATACTGTAAGAGATTATTACACTAGATTAACAGCTGGTACAAATGGAATGAAACAATATAGTTTGGTTATGCAAGATGCTTCTGGTAAATGGCAAAGTTTTACTACCGATGCTGGGACAGGAACATCTAAGACAAAAAATACTGTGGGATTCCAGTTAGGAAAAATATATTATTTAGCGACAAGTGGTAATATTGCATCAGGTTCTGCTTGTGGTGACAATATTGTAACTTCTCATGCGGTAAATTTGAATTTCCAATATAGTAGTAATTGTGGGACTACATTATCGGCATATAAACCCTTATATATTAAAGGTACTTACAACCATGCAAATGGACTATTTTATTTAGCTGATACATGGTGGACTCAAGACTTACCTACTTCAGAAGATGGATTTGTATATAAGCAAATTGGTTATGCAAGAACTACCAGCAATTATGAATTCGCCAATACACTTCCTACTTATTGGTATAAAGATGGTGCAATCAGAGAATTTATTCCTGAAGCAACAACTACGGTTGGAGGATTGTTAAGTGCTGAAGATAAAACCAAGTTATCTAATTTTAAAGTAACTACTACCGCTAATATGGGTGTAACAGTAGCAACTAATGCTATTGGATATATCGCTGGTCAAACCAAAGCTGATTGGAATTATCAACAAACTGATGGCGCTTTATATACTCAATATTATAACGCATCTTGGCAGCATCAAATATTTGGTGATTATAGAACAGGTCATTTAAGCGTAAGAGGAAAGAGTAATGGCACTTGGCAAAGTTGGCACAGAGTATTAGATGAAGCTGGTGGTACATTAAATGGTAATCTTCATGTAGTTAATTCTCAAATTATTGTGAAAGATACTTATTTAAATCCTACTGCTAGTGTTAATATTCAATATAATAATATTAGCATGACTAAATCATCTATTATGTTTGATACGGCTTCTGATATGACATTGATTAGTAATGTTAAAGGCACCACGCCATATCCTTTAATTAGAAATCATAATAATGGTAATATTAGTGTATCAGCCAGTAGTGGTATTTTGCATTTAGGCTACGAAAATACAACAGGTATTAATTTCTTAAATGGCCGTGCTAATTTTCAAAGTAATGGTACTTTACATATCACTCCTGCTACAAACGAAGGTGGGGAAATACATTTAAATGCTTCTGTAGCGAATGCTGCACAAGGTGGTATTGGTTTAGATCAGTATTATAATACACTCCGAGTATTTGGATTACCCTCTGCTGACGGAACCACTAAAACTGGTAATGGTAGTATTTTAACTATATCTCCTTATGAAGGGATTATTGAAGGCGCTTATGATGTTGATATAAATAATGCTAAACTTAAAGGACGATATATGATTGGTACGGCAGGTACAGATGGATATATTAAAATTGCAAGACTTGTTGTTTCATATGCTCATTCAAACAGACCTATCGAGATTGCATATTCCAGGCGGGGAGATAGAAGTATACGAAGAATAATAATTCAATTTGAAGATGTTAACAATACAGATCCTAATGTAAGATATTTTCAGGAAGAAACTATCGATGGTGATATAAGCGCTTATTTATATAAAGCTGCTACTAGCACTTGGGATTTATATGTTTATAAAAATGGTGGCTGGGGTAGTGTTAATGTAATATATGTTTATTCTCCAGATAATGTACAACATATAAGTGTCACACTTGATGGTTCTCAAGTAGATGTGTTACCTAATGGTGGGTCTTTGGTAGATATGTATACAGATCGTATACAACGTAGAAGAACAATTAATGGAACTGATTATTATTACGATATTGGTATGAATTCTAGCGGTACATTTTATATATCGCATAATAATGAGTTAATCTTATATCATGCTTGGGATAATAGTAACAAGAAAACGTTTTATGTGAGTAGTGATAAAGCGTATCTTCCTTCAAATTCGTATGTTGGTTCAACTGCTATTACATCAGATAAACGCCTAAAGAAGGATTTTGCAACCTATGATTCTCGTTATGAAGATTTCTTTATGTCATTAAAACCTTCATTATTTAAAATGATAGATGGTGATTCTAATCGTTATCATACAGGTTTTGTAGCACAGGAAATTGAGGATGCTTTAACTGAAAACGGATTAACAACATTAGATTTTGCTGGACTCGTTATAGATGATAATCCTCGTGTGAAAGAATGTTTAGAAAAATTGAATTACAATCCATTTGAAGATACAAACACTCAATATTATCTCAGATACAACGAATTTGTATCTTTAAACACTCATATGATCCAAAAGAATGTAAAACGTCTTTTAGATCATGAAGATCGTATTACTCAGTTAGAAGAAGAAAACAAGGAGTTAAAAGAGAAGATAACAATATTAGAGCAACAATTGAAAGGAGTTTGATATGGACGGACTAATATCAACTATTATGGCAACTGACTCACCAGTCATTGTTGTCATCTTTGCGCTCCTTGTAACTTTTTTGCTTATTAAAGAATTATACGCAGCCGTTAAGTGGATCAAAGATCGACTTAACGGCTATTATAATGTTCGAAATGAAGCAGAGAGTAAAGATGAGGAGATCGAAAATAGGGTTAAGGTTTTAGAGAAGCATGACACTTGGCAGTTCAATAAACTCAATGAAATCGGGGAAGAATTAAAACAAGCAATTATTCTAATTAAAGAAGTACAAAGTAATCAAGCGAAAAACACTATAGATACTTACAAAGGATCTATTTTTAGAATTTATCATGACGCAATGAAAAATGGTTTTATATCGCAAACAGAATTAGATAGATTTATTGAAATTGTACACATATATAAAAACGCTGGTGGTGACGGTGTAGTGGATGAAAAGATTTATCCAGAAGTTTTGGCGTTACCTATAAAGAATCGTGATAGTTCTGCGCAATCATAAAAGGAGGGAAAAATTATGGTAATGGAAAGTATTTTATCTATTTTAGTTACAAATGGTTTACAAGTCGTAGCTGCTATTATATCTGTCATTGTTGCTTCTGTAATAATCCCCTGGATAAAAGTTGATATGGTTCCTTGGTTAAAAGAGAAAAGATTATATCGCATTGTATCTATAGGTGTAAATGCTGCTGAAAAATTAGCCGAATCTATGGATATGTCTGGATTAGATAAAAAGCAGTATGTAATAAATTATTTAAGAAGTAAAAATATAATGATTACTTCTGAAGTAGAAGCATTTATTGAGTCTGCTGTACATGATTTAGATTTAGTAACTAGCACTGCCAAAGAACAATTTAACAATGGATCAACTGTAGTTACCGATTCTTTTATCGAGGAAACAGATTGTACTGATACTAATCCTGTTGGTTAAGGGAGCGTGAATTTTATGGCAATTAAAGAAACTGATATTATTATTTGTGGTCATGGTTCTGGACGGCCTTCCACTAAAATCATGGCCGAATATTTTCAATCTAGATATAATTCTATTGCTTCAAACGGAAAACATAAAGGCATTGTAAAAGTAATGCGTCTTAAGAAAATGACTGATGAAAAACGAAAAGAATTTCATGACGCTTATAAAATCATTTTAGGAAGAAATTATTATAGTCAGGACAAACGTTATTATGTTTATAAAAAATATTCTGATGGATATTATTATAGTGATTGTTCTTCCAGTTATTGTGCAGCTTTACAAAGAATTGGTTATGATGTAGATTTATTATCTACTGCTGGAATTTATTGGTCTGAAGATTTTGAAGAAGTTCCTGTTAAGATTTCTAATGGACACATTACCAATCCAGAAGTATTGAAGGTCGCTGATGCACTTTTGTTCGTTGGTAACGATCCTTCTAGGCCTTTACAGATTGGACATGTAGAAGCGGTTTATGAAATTAATGGAACTAAAAATGAAGCGCCTACTACTCCATCTACTGAACAAAGTACACCTGTTACACAGCAAAACGGATTTTCCTCTTATCTTGGTATGGTAACCGCTTCTGCTTTAAATGTTAGATCTGGTTCAAGCACAGCTACTGATGTTGTAAAGGTTATTAAAACAGGACATTTGGTTTATGTAACTAAAGTAATTAATGGTTGGGGTTATATTGGATCTGGATGGGTTAGTTTAAAATACATTAAACAATTAACTAAAATTACAGGAAGAGTAACCGCTACTTATCTTAATGTTCGTGAAAAAGCTGGTGCTGATAATGCTGTTAAAAAAATCATTAATAAAAATACTATTGTTAAGATTAAGAAAGTAAATGAAGACGGTACTTGGGGCTATGATACAAAATCTAAAGGCTGGGTAAGTCTGAAGTATATCAACTTCTAAAAGGAGGCGTATTATGGCTTTAACTAAAGATGAAATGAAAGTATTATTAAATATTATTGGTGCCGTAGAAACAGGTGGACAGGTATATGGTGAAGGTGACTATGCGGATTTCACGCCAGCTTATGCCAATTCTTCCGAAGAACATGGAATAACCATTGGTAAATATCAACATTACGCTACAGAAGCTAGAGATCTTTTAAAGAGAATTAAAAAAGCTGATCCTGAGTTATTTGCAGAATTAGATACTGAAGAGATTGCTTCTGATTTAATTGTAAGAAATTGGAGTTATTACAAAATTCTTAAAGGTTCTGCTAAAGCAAAATGTATTCAAAGAATCATCTCTTCTGATGTAGGCATTCGTGTTCAAGATGAAATGGCAGCTGAACAAATGGCTCAATTTGTAAAAGAAGCTGAAAAGCTTGGAGTAACCGATCATCAGGCTCAATGCATGTTTGCCAATTACCGACATCAAGGAGGCTTAGGAGCTATGAAGAGAGTGTTTTCTAAAACTAAGCAGCCTTATAATTTAGATAACGCTTATAATGCAAGCAAATCTGATACTGGCAATCAAGTCGGTGCATATAAAACCAGACAGAAGTTTGTTTATGAAAGCCTGAAAAAATATTGGCCTACTCAAGAATCTTCTAATACTGGCAGTATTAGTCGCAATACAAAGTTTATCGGTGAAATTACTGCTTCTTATTTAAATATCAGAGTTGAACCTGAAACTACAGCTTCTAAACTGAAATCTTATCCTGTATTAGAGGGTGGAACGAAAGTTGATGTTTGTGATGAGGTAATTAATTCTGAAGGTAACAAATGGTATTTTATTAAATATAATGGCAAGTATGGCTATGCCAGTGCTAAGTATATTAAACCATTGAAATAATCAAAAGGGAGTGTCACGTCTTTTAGATGTGATACTCCCTTTTTTTGATATGAGAGGAATAGCATTTATTTGTTTAAAAGAGCTTCCAACTCTTCGAGCGATAGGCCTTTTTCTTTAATGAACTGAGCAATCTTCTTCTGCTCTTGTTCTTTGGCTTTACGAAGTTCTACATTATCAACCATAGCAAGTTCTTCAGTAAACTTTGCAACATTAGCTTCAGCTTTTTCAAGCTTGGCTTTTAGATCAGCAACTTTTTCATTCGCTGCTGCAAGCTTAATTGTTAGGATTTCTTTTTTAGATCTGCGAATTCGTTTTTTCTCATCAGCCATAACATTAATACCTCCTGTTAGATTTATTTTAATTATAGATAAGATGTAAACAAAAGTCAAGTAAAAAATAAAAAGCGTATACATAAAACCGTAAAAAATTTGCGATCTTATGTATACGCTTTTTTTGACCTACCGAATTAAGGAAAATGGCTATCACCGCCCATACTTTCCTCCTTTCAGCAGCCAAAATGCTTGGGTCAAATCTTGGGTCACCTTGGGTCACTAGGGACTCAAAATACAGGGTGAAAATCGAGCAAACCCGCTTGTAGAGCGGATCCTTAAATACGCCAGAAGGGATTCGAACGACATTATTCCCTCAAACAATGCCCTATCTATGCGGGTTCGTGACATATTCTTGGGTCAAAATTGGGTCACTTGTGGGTCACCTATTACTTAATATTCAATAGCACCACAAATCGCCCTCCTCGCTTCATCGTTCTCTGACGTATTAAATCTATAAAAGTTTTTAGTTGTATCTATATCCACATGTCCCATCTGGCTGATAATCAGTGCCTCATCGACATGGTTCTTGAATAAATTGGATGCATATGTCTTCCTGGCTTTATGCATTGTACGAGGCTCAATACCAACAGCAATACAAATTCTTCTCAATTTGTTACTAAACATATCAGCTTTTGTACGTTCGCCGCTTGTTCCAGAAAAAACATATTCTTTCCCATATGAAAGTTGTTTTAATCTATTTATTATTTCTTTAGCTTTTGGCGTGAGAATTACGTCTCTTACACTAGCACCAGTTTTAGGAAAATCTCTTACTTGATATTGATATATTCCATCTTCATCTTTGAAGCTTTCTTCGGTACGATGGACATAAACAGAACCATCAAAAACATCTTCCCATTTCAGTGCAGCAATTTCTCCAACTCTCATACCAGTTTGAAATCCAAAAAGAATCCCATAACTAATTACAGATTCCTCATGAACTTTTATATATCTATTAATTTGTTCAATTTCAAGTTTTGTAAACACTTGTTTTTTTATCATAGGATCAGCAAAATATGGACGTAAGTTTAAACTCTTGAAAAATAATTCTGGCGAAAAACTTAATTGATTATGTTTAGCATAATAGTTTAACGCACCTCTCAGTATTAGTCTTAATCCACTATAGGCTTTTGCTGTTAAATCAAGAGTATCTATTCTTTCCAAAATGAATTCTTCCAACTCAATTTGTGTTAAAGCACTTACGTCCATATGAAGCATATCTGTATTATCAAAAAACCTATGAAAATCAATAGTATACCTATTAGCGGTTTGTTGTTTGAATTTATTTCTTTTTTTACCAGTTTGAATTTTAAACTCAATCCATTCTGGTATTAAATCACCAATAGTTTTTGATAAATGTGTTCTCCAATAATCTATAATTACATCTTCTAATTCTTTTTTTGACTTCTTCCTTTTCTTTATTCTCCCCTCTTTATTATCACTAGGCAAGTACGTCATCCAATATCCAGTTTTACTGTAAGTGATGGCAAACTTGTGCATTGACAAATAGTACTCTCTTTCAGCTTGCATCATAATTGTATGAGCGGTGATACTAGAGATTATACCATTTTTTTCAGAGGATAGCAATTCAAATTTTATATCTCCTAATGTTTTTCCCTGATTAATCACTCATATCTTCAGCCCCTTCTTTTATATTAGTTTTTATCCATTCAATCATTTTGTTATAACAATTTTCGCACATATCAATTCTATCCCATATTTTATTAAATTCCCAAAATCTACGAGATATTTTATATTCATGACGAGCATGCTCTTGTATCCATTCACCACAGATATCGCACATTCTTCCATTAACTTTCATTATAGCTCTTCAAGCCTTTCTTGCATTGATTTAATTTCCAGCTTTATTCTGCAAATCTCAGTATTAAGAAAATTTATAAAATTGTTCTTATTTACTTCTGCAATTGGTGTGGCTGTCCATTTTTCAGCAATTTGTATATGCACAGAATTCTCACATTCTTTATTGTATACAACTGTTATTCTTTCTAATAATCTTTTTAAATCTATAATTTGTGATTCCTTTTTTTTGATTGTTTCAAGTATATTTTTTGCTTCTTCAAATTGATTTATTGTCATTTAATCCTCCTGTGAGTACTTCAACTTAAGCATATCCAATGGCAGTCCCATCATCTATCAGTAATTCATGTTCAACAAAAGTTTCAGTTTGTTTAATTATCATGTGACGTACCTTTTGTTAATTTCTCAACTTTACAACACAATCATTAAAATCAAATTTTATAATTGCCTTTTTCTTTAAGTCTGATATAACTTGATTATTTCTTATTTCCTCGTGAATCTCCTTGTTTAATTCAAGCTCAGCTTCTTGTGGATTTAAAACAGATAATATAATATCTATTTTCTTCCCCGTTGATGTACTACAATTTACTGTTATTTGATTTATTGATTCTATACAATCAAAGCCATCTTCAATAATCGTCATTATTTATTCTCCATCCAAATTTTATGTTGATCTTTCGGCGTTATATATGGTTTGCAAAACATTCTGTCTTTTAAAGTCACATGCCCAGTAGACATTGTTGCTACCTTTTTAGATTGACATGTATTATTTTCTGGATGATAGTAATCACATTTTTTGCATGGATTCTTCATTTAATTTTTTCCTCGTATTTTTCTTCTCTTCTTTTCTCTGCCATCCGCTACATATCAATTCAACAACTGTTCTGCGTTTACCATATTCACACATCTGTAAAGGCTCTGGCTGAAATTTGCAATTTTTACAACCTTTATAATTTTTAAAATATTCTTTTAATGCATTTACCATTTTATTCATTATTCCCTAAGATTGCTGTCAATTTACACAATAACACTCTAAGAGCAGCTCTCGCATTCTGCCCCATATCTCGCATAGAACCTTCTTGTCTATCCTTATTCCACGATACTTCTACAATATCATTTACGAGATCATCAACAATCCAAATCAGTTTATTAAGATTTTCTAAGCGTTTTCTATCAATAGCGGAATCACCACATGGTTCAGTCCCGCCTATCAGCATTCTCGTAACTTCCAGAATTGTACTAGCATCCATCCTGTTCATCCTTCCATGTTTTCACCATTACTGATATTTGCCCAGCCGTCAATGCAGCGAAGCTGTTGTCAAGCGATTTGAGCCATTCTACCTCCTTGTTGATCCACGACAGAGGAATTGCAGGTTCTGGCTGTGCGGATGAACTATTTGCTAATTTTAATGCGTCCAATGCCACAAGTGTTTCAACATAGTCAAGACCATCGCTTCCAGTAAACGATGCATTTTTGATTTTGTTTACTGCATCCTCGCACGATTCTGGCTGTTCCAATGCTTTGATTGCCATATTGAGTGCTTCGAATATCTTTACTGCATTCCGCTCATAGTATCTATGTATCTTAATGTGGTCTTTGATTCTTGTAATTGCTTCTTCTCTAGTCATCCGCTTTACCGTCCTTCCGCTCTGACTTTACTCTCTCACACTCTTCAAGCCCATCACAAAGGTACATATAAATGCTTCTCGCAATCTTTTCGTTATTGAATAGCTCTACGCACTTCTCGTACAGGGCCTTTCGTGCGTCTACCAATTTAATTGTCAGCATGTTTTTCACCTCTCATGTCAGCGCCGCACACGTAACAGTAATTAACAAAATTATCAGCGAAATATGGATCATATTGTTTACCGCAGTTTTTGCAATACCATTCTGGTGTATAGTAGGTACAATTTTCACCTTTTGTGACTTTCATCTTTTTTATCCATCCACCTTCCAAATGTTCCTTTGAATAATAAGCATCAATCGACTTCATCCCGCTCACCCTCCATTTTCGTCCCACATTTGTGGCAAAAATCATAGCAATCTATGTCTTTTGTCATGATATGTCCATGACATTCGGAACACTCATAAATTCCTGCTGGGGATATCTTAATCCATCTCCCCGTTTTCCGCTCTGGTTCAACTGCTACAGATATGTGTCTCCCGACAATAGAAACTCGGTACAAACCGCTCTTATGAAACACAATTCCACAGTCCACATCGAAAGCAGTATCTGTCTTGTTTTCAAACGTTATTGGCTCATCAACGCCAACCGATATAGGCTCTCCACCTACAAATTCAGCCATCATTTGTCTCCTTCTTGGTTTACTCGTTCCATAGCATCATGATAACCTTTCTGATATGCTTTTTGTAAAGCACTTGTGTTTTGAGTAGCTGTTACCCATTTTTCTGTCACATCTTCGCCATACAATGTATAGTTAACAGCGTGAAGATATGCTATTGCTATTACCATAGGTGACATCTTTGATAATTCATCTATTAACTGTTCACTTTCATATTTTTGTGTCTGATTTTCTTTGCTCATTTTTCCACCCTTCTTGCATCCCGTTTCAGAATATGAACAATTGCCAAACTGTTTTAACATACAATCTTGTTTTGGCTGTACGGACGGCAACTGTTTAAATTCTTTTATAATCGTTTTTGCCAGCCCATGCCACTTTCCGCACTCGAATTCAACAATATCAATCGCCGCTTTTCGAGAAATTGAATCGTCATCCGATATATTTTGTACGGATTCTTCAGTTTGTCTTTCGGTTTCTGGCTTAACAGAAGAGAGATTGCACATTTCCGCTCTGGCTTTCGCATAGCACGGCGTTCCATTTTCAATGCTTTCCTGGAACTCGTCTAATACATCGAGCGCATCCTCTCTACTGACTGCATCTTTACACGGTTCTAGCTGTTGTTTTGTTTCATAATGATAACTTTCGCATTTTTCATTCCAACAATCCGTATTGCAATGATTTTTGCTTGAACGCTTACGTCCTAAATAACCAAGAATTATGTCTCTTTCATTAGGGCATGTGTTCATATAACACATTTTTTCTGACAACGCATCTGCTATCTCTTTCAGTTTATCCTCGAACGATTCTGGCTGTGCAGATGGTAACTTCAAAAGCGCATCAAAAACCGCTTCGGTGGAAACATACCAGTGTATTCCTGCATTTGGCAATTTTCGTATTGCTTCAAGAGCATCATCTAAATATATCATTTTTCTTTCAATCATCATATTTCCTTTCTGCACTTCCACAGTACCAGTTGCTCCCAGTCCGCATATCCATGCATGGTAACCATCTAACTGATACTCTTCGCCAGTTTTCGTCACTATATTTGCAATCCTTGCACCTTATGATTTCGGGCTGTGCAAGAGGTAATTCTTTAATTTTTTCTGCATAATAAAACCTATAATTCATTTCAGGTGGCTCATTCATCAATACATCTATTACTGCTTGACGATAAACACATTCGTTCATTTTCGACCCTTTCTATTCTTTAACCTCTACAATTTGCATAACGTATTTTTTGCCGTCTTTTGTAAATCGAACTTCTTTATGATTCATAAAAAGATAACCTGCCACAGCATCAAGAGCTTCCTTCGTCACATCCGACTTGTTACGCCATTCATAACCATTTGACTTTACTGTTCCAGCATAAATTCCTGCAATTCCACAGCCTACATGATATTCAGTCATTCCATTCTCTCCTATATATAATTTACATTATACCATACATCAGTATCCGCAAGATAAACCTTGGTTTCTGGCTTATAATACATAATTGCTTTCATCAATATTTCATTTCTTACCGATACATAATATGAAAGATTATTTTCAAACGAATGAATAGCATCCCTTTTTGTCTTGTATGTACTATCGGATTCCCAAAAGAATCCACGTTGCCTAGTTACAAAGAATTCATCACTATCTAAGCAATAAGCAATTATCCAATCATCATATTCTTTACTGAACGCATCCGCAATCATTCCATTCTCTCCTATATTTGATTTCACCAAATCGAATAATACTTTCAATCATCCAATCATACCCGCAGAAGCCATTTGATTTCTTTTCAAGCTTTCTAGCCTCAGCAGCTGACATTCGTGTAAGTGTTACACAAGCTTCCCAGCCATCATCCCAACGATGATAAAATGATTTATCCCAATATTCTTTCGGAACTTCTCGTTCTTTTCGTGTTCTTACAAATAATTTTTCTTCTTGCGACCATTTACCATTCCATGATCCTTTACCAGGCATAGACAACTCAAATACTACCATTCTGTTTCCTCCCTATATGGTTCTGGTAATTTACTCCAGGCCTGTACTTCAAAAAAGTCACATTCAACATAATCTGTATCTCCCCAATACCCATCTGGGTAATCTTTAGGTTTGATTCTTGGTGGGATATATTTTTTTATATCATGATCTCCCCAAACCATTTGTACATAAACATATTCAAAGTCTTTAGGAGGAGTTATACTTGTTGACACCCATTCGCCAACTTGATAATCTTCAAAATCCTTTTTTATTGGTTTTTTCTTTGATTTAGCCATTAAATACCTCTTTGTTCCTTTTGAGATTCTCTCCAACGTTTTAATGCTTCACCAGCATTCGGATTTCCTGATCTCTTACTTTTTTCATTACGAAGTGTAAGTAAATTCTTTGATGCTCGATATTTTTTAGCTACTACATTCCCAGATTGATCTTTAATAACTTCAATCAACTGCCATGATTCAGGATAATTACTAACCTTTTTATCAAGTAAAGTCATCTGAGTACTGTCTGATGTATAAATAAATAGATATTTTCCTGTACGTTCATACCCAATCGTAGTTTCCTGTTCATCTGTTGGAATCCCCATTTTTATTTTCTCCTTTATATGAAGGCTATATAAGAGCCGTATTTCTACGGCTCCATATTTTAACTAATTCCTGTAGATCCTAATCCACCTCTTGTTACATTTCCGTCTAAATTATCTACTGTCTTAAAAAATAATTCTGGCTGAATTTTCTGAATTCTGAACTGAGCAATACGATCATTTTTATGAATCACTGTATCACGAGTAGCGTATGCTGGATACTTCCAAATATCATCAGATCCACGGTACGATGAATCAATAACAGCAGGTGAATTAGGTTGTAGAATTCCCCAATTCTTAAAAGTACTGCTTCTAGGAGCCATAATTGCTTCATACCCATCTGGAAGTTGCATGCTTATACCAAGATCAATGTATTTAAACTCTCCCGCTTTCATTTCAACTTCTTCAGCAGCCCTAAGATCTACCCAGTCACCATTACTAATCCTTTTTAATTTTTCCAGTTCTTCATCATGATACATAATTTTAATAATCTGCATTACTTTTCGTCCTTCTTTCTATATTCTTCGCAAGGTGCTATTTGCTGTCCAAAAACATATGTTTTATTTCTAACGACACAATGCACTAACTCTAACTTATCATCTTTATATGTTCTCTTTTCGTAATTAATACATCCCTCACATTTAGCGGAATTAATTACTGTTGTTCTTCTCATTAGTTTTATTTCTCCATTGTTTTATATATTCTTCTTGTTCATCATCATCTCTTATTTTTTCATCGTTTGACTTATGTATATCAACTGCCTTCATCAGAGATAATGTTAAAAACAAAAGCAATGTTCCTATTGCTAAGATCAACGGAATACTATATTGCATATGGTTTCCTCCCAATTTTAGCAGGAGATCTTGACAAAATTCTTCTATATCTTTTGATTGTTTTAGGCTCTATTTTTTTCTTCCAAAGTATCTTTTTATGACACAATGAATCCATAAATTTATTAAATTCTGCGACTACTTTTTCATAAACTATATTATTAATCCTACACTCTTCTAAATAAAATGGTAAATAATAATCATTTAAATCTTTAGTTTTCACGAAATAGGTCATCCATTTATCATTAACGTCTATTTCAATTTCTACATAAAACCATTTACATATCATCCTTTTAAAATGATATGTACCTTGCCGCTTTTCAAACCCATTCGACAATAGATCAATTATTTTTACTTTTTTATTTAAAATATATTTATTAGGTTGAATCATTGTTTCACCTTACATTGTTTTTGTAACTTCAATATATTCTATGCAATCAAGATTATAGAAGCCAATCCACTGCTTATCATAAATCACAATAAAATATTTCCCATCATACTTATAATCTGTGTATTCTTCTGGATCATAATGAGCCATATCGCCATTTTTAAATACAATTTCAATCATGATTTTTCATCCTTATCTAATATAAACTATTGTATCGTATACACATTTTGGATCCTTAGTATCAGTTAATGGATAATGATCAATTATAATAACGTCTTCTTCATGTATTGGATATCCAGGAAATGAATATACCAATGAATCCTGTGGCATGCATTTTAATTTATCTATTAGTTCTTTAACTGTCATTAGAAGCCCCCGATATATTAATTACCATGACAAAGCTTCAGCGTATTGATTATCAGACGCTAAATTCACTCCTAATACTTCGTCATAATGAGTTTTTTGATTTGGAATAAAACGTCCGTACTTTATTATAATATTCCCATACAATGAAAGAGCGTCACATTTATCTTCGATTTCTGATTTATTGTAACCAGTATAAATTACTATAGGATCATTACATCTGTATGTAATACGAAGACAATGAATAAAATTTAACATTTCTTCCCAACTATCAAGAGGTTCCATCCCCTGAAATACAAGAGATTCTGTAATTGGATTTTGCAAATATCTTTCGCAAAGATTTTCTATATTAACTGTGACGTTTCGTTCTTTGAGTAATGAACTATTTTGGCAAATTGACTGTCCATAATCATAATCGCATTTAAGGGAGCAGTATGGAAACATCAAGGTCATTGACGGGACTTTGTAATTAACAAAGTCCTCGTCAATAATGCCTTTAAGAGTGATTGTTGTATTAATCATTATTAAATACCTTCTGCTGTTTTATTGATAGGTTCCCACCGTCTTAATTTGAATTCTTTCTTACGATCTTCAGACCAGGTTTTAATTTTAGTATAAAATCCGACTATCCTGGTGTATTCAGCATCTACTGGTTTCCCGCATTCTGGACATATTGTTCCATAGAAAGCATGATTATCTTCACAAGTCTGAATCTTTGTATTGAATGCAAAATATGTAACACCCTGACCTGCAATGTAGTTAGTCATTTTCCAAGCTTTTTCAAAGCTATCAAATGGAGCATCAATATTTGCGTGGAGAATTGAACCACCGTTACAATAACTATCGAACATGGCTTGTATTCTTACTCGTTCTTGCAAAGTTGTTTGGATACCAAGAGGGATAAACTGATTCCCATAAAGTGGAAGGTCATATATTCCTGCGTCTGGATAAAAGAATTTATCTTTCCTCATCAACTTTGCAGCAGCAGTTTCACCAGGAATCTGTTCTGTGTTGATCATATAGTCACAATGGTAATCTTTGATGAATTTATCCGCTACAGATCTCATAGTATCAAAAATTTCTTTACCAAATCTGGAAGCATTTTCATCATAATAAGTATTTCCAAATTCATCTTTATAAGTATAACCAAATTTCTTCATTGTTTCGAACACACCGAGAAATCCGATTGTATTGTACAGATGCTCAAAATCAATCAGCCCATGTGAGAAGTTTTGAAGTAACCCCTTTTCAACATTACGTTTGATTATAGATCGAACAACATGAAGAGCTTTGAGATCCAGAAGAACATATTTTTTCAATTTTTCAAGGTACTCTTCTTCTGTATTTGATTCAAGGGCAATTCTGGCAAGATTAACAGTATTTACTTTTACAGACCCAACTTTAAGAGCCGAGCCGCCAATGGAATTAAAATCAAAATCCCTATATTTTCATATAGGTTTGGACTATTTCTTATACGCCTTCAGCGCATACCCCCATTTCCGAATGCGTATCAATAGCATTCGTACTTCTCTTGGCGAGAATAGTCTCTACAGGTTCTACTTGTTTTTTTCCTCTATTTTTTCTGATCGGGTAAATAATATTATCCTCGCGATAATTCCGACCAGCATTGATATGTTTAATAGTTGATGTAGTCACATGGTAATAATCTGCAATTTGATAACATGGGAATGAAGTATATTTTAATAGCCATTTTATTTCTTCCACTTCTTTCGCATTTAAATTATATGGGCATTCTTTTCGAATAGGATAATCTTCTTTTTCTTGTTTATGTGTAACTCCCCAATTAATACTATTAATCATTACTTGATTTAAAGGTGGATCAAATGTTTTCGCAATTTCTGGTTCGGTTAATTTATTATCCTTCAACATTTTTATTATTTGTTGTACCTGTGCATCAGTAATTTTTGAATTAAAATGATCTTCGCCATAATAATGAGGAGGTTCTTCTCCACCTTTGACAATATTATATCCATATGGAGAATATGTTTTATGTTCAATAATTAATTCTTGTTCTCTAACATTATAATCTTTAGTCCATTCCAAAATTTCAAAATTAAAATTATTTTTCCCATATTTTTTTATTGCAGCATGTATAGGACTATTGTCAGAATCATTTTTTGCACGACTGCAATGACTGACAAAACGACGATAAGGATTTATTGATTGTCCTATATATGATTTACCATTAATCATATTTGTTATTTTATATATAGCTTTTATCAACTATCTTTTATACAAGTAGCTTCCCACGAGATTAGCATATCTTTTAGACTTAGCTTTCCTCGTTAGCATCTAATAGTTTAGATACCCCAGCGATCAACTGGTAAAGGGGTAATTGGGCATTTTTTGTTCACCCTAAATCTCTAATATCTGACTTCAAGCGACAGCAATTTGACAGAGAATTTACAGAATCATCTGCAAAAATATTCGAGTCCGACCATTGCATATTATGAAGAATCGCCCATTTAGCAAAATCTTCATCTACGAATTTTCCATTCTGATAAAGTAATGAAATCGAATTAATGGCGAACGTAAACATATTTTCTTTACGGATTTTAGACATTATCTTCATATACCATTTCTGGAATTCAATAATTTCTTCTTCGTAATCAATCATATATGTTCCGTCAGGAAATGTTGCTCCACCAAATAAAGCTTCAAAATATGGATGGTCAAACACACTAGTATTCGTAAAAGCTGATTGAGATCCGTCTCTCACGTAAGTTTGGTTAACTGCATAAATAAAACGCTGGAAATTTTGATCAGCATAATATCTTTCCTGATGACTCGTTCTAATTCCTAAGTAATCAGATTCGACATCTTTCTTCCAGAAATAGAACATATAAGGAATAATATTAGGTAAACCAACTGCGCCACTAGTCCTATTGCAGGCGTAACTAACAAATTCTTTTACAAAATCGACAAAAGTAATCAGATGTTTTGCTGGTTGAGCATTCAAGTCATCCTGAAAATAAAGTCCCTTTTCTGCTAAATCCTTTAAATCATATGCAAAGCAATAACTCTTGAAAGTTGCAGTATTTGCATCATGCATATAAAGGTTACCAACCCATTCAGCCTTTAACCAATCATTAGCATCTTTAAAACAAAATTGCTTATTCAGTTCATAATAGATCTTATTGAATGCCAGTAATTTCTGATCTGGTTTAGACATTTCATAAAGCAAAGTCACAATATCTTTATGAGACACATTGCTATTGCCATCAATAGATGCATCTGCAACTGTATCGGTATCAATAAAATTATCAATAAATTCTGTAAGACTCAGCTGTTCTTCTGAAAGTCCATTAATCTTCGCCATCTCAGTTCCATAGTCATTCAGCATCCTATTAAACTGGGTTGTAAAATTCCTGTCCAATTTAATTTGTTTCTCCATGCCTCATTATCACTCATCCTTTCTATAACTATTAACCCAATCAACTGCTTCTTTAAATTTATAACCAACTCCGTCAATCTCTAAAATAGGAGCAGATCTCCAACCTTTTGCAATCATTTCGTCCACATTATCATTTTCAATATACTTAATATCTTTTTCATTTAATTTGTTCTCAAGAACAATACATTTCGGACAATGTGTAGTATATAATACAACCTTCATCATTTACCTCTTTTTAATTTTATTAATTAATTCATCTATCATTTTTATTTTCTTCATTTAACCATCTATCAAATAATTTTTCACACGTGCTACATAGATTTATTTCTTTAGAATATAATGGAAATCCATAATACTTATAAATTGTATATGTTGGAAGAGATGCATTTATCATTGGATTTGTATTTATTTCTGTCCCACATTTATCGCATATTTTCTTTATCATTTTAACCTCGTTTTATCTTTTTATTCTATCTATATTTTCTAATAGCATTATTAAATCAGATCATTGCATTTATTCATCATATGACCTCAACTAAACAGTTTCTCATAACATCCAAAGCCTTCTGATGCATTTCTGGTGTCGTACCAGCACAGTAATCACCCAACACTCTAATCTTATATTCAGGGAAAATAGATTTAAGTGCTAAAGTATTAGTAATAACACAAATATCAGTACATACTCCACAAATGTCTATTTCTGTTTTAACATCAGGCCAATGCGTTACTTCATCTAAAAGCAAATTCCAAAGGTCATCAATTCTACTTTTCCAATAATAAAAACCAAAATCGTATTTATCAAGGTAGCAACTATTATTGTAAACATTCTTTACAGATTTTAATGCATCTACAAGTTCCCAGCCTTTGGTATTTTCAATACAATGTGGAAGAATACCATTTATCCCCTCTAAATGATCATTATAATCACGTTCATTATGAGTATCTCTAGTATAAAAAGTCCAATCATAATTCTCAGGAAGAGTTGTAATCTTAGGGACGATTGCCCTGGCTTCTGGCGTACCAAGTACGCCTGAAACAAAGTCATTTTGCATATCTACCACTACAAGTATTTTTAATTTATTATTTTCTTTCATAATTATTTTCCTATTACATAAAATGTTATTTCTTTTAAACGATACCCTGTTATTATATCAATAAATTCTCTTAACAGACCATCAATATAATTGTTACTATCTTTAAATCCATCCTGATAAAAGTCAAAGTCATCTTCAATATAATCACATTTAATTGGAATGTCATCAGGATCATCAGGATCACCTATTTGATCTGAATCATGGGTATAATTATTTTTTAAGCCCAAATCTTTTGCACAATAAACAAAACATCTATAAGTATTGTACATTGTTCGATCTTTTGAGCAAAGTTCTACTATATAGCTACATTCATGGTTCTTTATTTTTTTATAATATTTCTTAACATCCCAAGGTTCTTCAAATTGTTCAGTAATACTTCGATCAAAATAAATTATCGCTGGTTTATTTAATGATAGTGGCATAATATCATCTATAAAAATCATTGGTTTATCCATATAACACTCCTCTTCAAAACTTTTTATTTTATAATCATCCTTATAAAATCAAATTGCCCTGGCTTCAGGTGTTCTTAGCGGGCCAGTGATAAAATCTTTTTGCATACCTACCACTATAAGATTTTTTAATTTGTTATCTTCTTTCATCTAAGTTCAACTTCTCCATATTTTTTAGTCGAATCTTCAAAGACTCTATAACTTTCATATATTCCAATAATTCCCGTTTGTGTTTGACTCCAAAATTTTCCATGTAATTCTTTATCACATATGCTTATTTTGTTCATGCAAAATTACTTCCACACCATTTCGCTGTATTCCTTTTTAAACTCCATCCTCTGATTTCTAAACACGAAGTAAATTCTTGCCATACATCTTCTGGCATTCTGTCAAGATATTGAAGAACTTCCATCATCGTTATATTATGCGTCTTAGGCTGAACAGCTTTAATAGCAGCAACATCGTATCGCCATTGATTACGACATGCTATTTCATAGTCATCATCATTATTCCAGATTAAAGGCTCTTCGCCTAGAGCATCTATTGCTTCTTGTCTGCTAATGAGGTCGTTTTCTTTAGAATTTTTGCTCATCCAATCATCCTCATAAATTCATCTTCACTGATAATTTTTACACCAAGTTCTTTAGCCTTTTTATTTTTTCCAGTATCAGAATCAACATCATTATTGATCAAATAATCTGTATTCTTACTAACAGAACCAGCGACCTTACCACCGCATTCTTCAATCTTCTGAACCAGTTCATCTCGGTTTTTAAAATGAAGTAACTTTCCTGTTATCACAAATGTTTGACCATTAAGTGTATTATTTTGCCCTTTATCTTCATCAGGATTATAAAAATCCATCATAGATCCTAATTCAAACATACAATCTTTATTCTCCTCCCAAAAGTCTTCCAAACTTTTCTGCATTATAGGGCCAAAATCAGGTAAGTTCTGCCAAGAATATCCAACATTACAAGCAAGACCAAACTTCAGCCAACTATAATTAAAATGCTTGGCAATAACTTTTGCGGTTTCTTTGCCAATATTTGGTATAGACAAAGCATTAATAAACCGATCCAAAGTAGTATGTTTACTATTCTGAATCGCCTCACGAAGGTTGGTAGCTGATTTAAGACCAAAACCATCTATTGATACAAGTGTAGTAAAATGACTTTTAATTTCTAACACTTCATAAATATCAGGGATGTCTTTAATCCAACCAAGTTTAATTAATTTATCAAGTGTCTGGTCGGACAAGCCTTGAATGTCCATTGCGTCTTTAGAACAAAAGTGCTTCAATCTACCAAGTAATTTCCCCTTACAGTTTGGATTAGTACAAATTAGAATATCTGAATTATTCTCTCTCTTAATCTCTGTCGTTCCACCACACACAGGACAAGTGGAAGGAATACTGATATATGAAGTTTTATCTGGCCAACGTGCAGCACCAGTAATATTCCTTTTTACTTGAGGAATTATCTGGTTCGCACGATATACTGTTATAATATCTCCTGGCTGCAAATCCAATTGTGTAAGAATACTAACATTATGAACAGAAGCTTTATTAGTTACAGCACCATCTAAATCTACAGGATCAAATATTGCTACAGGAGTCAACTGCCCTGTCTTTCCCATCCCCCATTCGATTTTTCTTAGAACGGTCTCATATTCTTCATCCTGTTCCTTAAGAACAAAACTATGCTTTGGATGATGTCCTGTATTACCAAGAGATTCACCATATTTTACATCAAGAAAAGTATGGACGAAACCATCGTAAGGATAAGAACGTTCTTTTGCCTCTGTTTTAAGTTTTATAATACCTAAATCAATAGGCATATCATTAGATACCTTTACAAACGGCACAATCTCAAAACCTAATTCTTCAGCAAAAAGCAATTTATCAGCAAAATTATTGGGATTATAACCAATCGGTATTTTAATTAGCCCTGGCACTTTCCATGCAATAAACTTTACATGACGCGCTTTGGTTACCCTGGGGTCAAGCTGCCTAACAGAACCGCTTACAAGATTCCTAGGATTTGAATACTGTTCACTTTTAGGTAAAGTAGCATTAATCTTTTCAAAATCTTCATAAGTAATAATAGCTTCACCTTCAATTTCAAAATGATCTTTATAAGGGATTGTTAGAGGAACATTTTCAAATGCTTTTATATTTGATGTAACATCTTCCCCGATCTCACCATTGCCACGAGTTTCTGCTTGGACAAGCTGACCATTTTCATAAGTAATAAGAATCGAAAGACCATCCATCTTTAAACTAACCATACTGGGTTTATTGCCGCAATATCCAGAAAATTCAATAATATTTTTAGTCTTTGCAAGACTAAGCATTGGATGTGAATGTTTTACTTTTTTCAATTCGCTCTTAACAGGATAACCAGTTACCTGAGTTGGCGAATTGCTCATTATAAAACCTGTCTCTTTTTCCAACGTCTCAAGTTCATCTACTATTTTATCAAATTCTTGATCGCTAATTTCAGGTCTGTTTTGATTGTAATATAAATCTTTATGTTTATTAATTTCTTGAATCAAGTCTTTAATTCTTTGAATTTTATCCATAAAACCCTCTTTAAACATCATAATAACTAGTAATATACTCCATAGCTTCTTCCGCTGTATCAAAAACACATTGGCAATCTACTAGTAACCATGGATAAACATTTTCATGTCCAAAACCAATTACAGGTATATTATGATCTACGGCATATTGTACTTCTTGACAAGTGCCACAAGATTTATCGCTATTATTCAAATTAACCAATACTATATTACAATTACGAATTCGTGATTCATAAAACGATTTTACTTGTTTATCACTTTGATGCCATTCTTCTGAATATCTAAAATAATTTAATGGATTAATTATAAAAATCTCAGGCATATCAGCCCAATCATTTTCCAACGCTGCCCTCCAACCCATACCCTCATCCGATTCATTTTTACTTCCACCTGCCAGGTATATTTCAAATTTTCTCATGGATTTGTCCTCTTCCCTTCATGCTCTAGAACATAATTAAATAAATGTGTAGCTGTCTGCATCAACTTTTGGATATCTTGCAAACCATTTTTCTTTTTCCATCTACAGGCATACTTTAAAATATTTGCTGTATCAACTGCTTCAACACCTTTTAGATCAGCAGTAAATGCTTCAATAAAATCCCAAACTTCTAATCCATTTTTACCCTGATAATGATTAGGATGAGTTACCATTTCATCATTACTTTCATATTCAATCTTATCTACCATCTCGGCCTCCAATTATTATTTCTAATATTTTCTATAATTATTCCAAACAGCAATCCAATAACAAAGGGGACAAAAGTATATATTAGTGCCATCCACCACATTATTTATTCCTCATTCTTTCCTTATGTTCTTCTGGTTCTTGGCTTCATCGTATTTAATCTGTACCAATTATAAAGCAGTGTTGATTCTCGACAGAGAGCTACTTTTTTTCTTTGTTCTTGTGCTCTCCGTGGTATTCATAAGTGTGTTTCATCGTCGGAATCTCTTTTGGTTTTATATCAGCCAAGGGGCTTTTGGGGGATTCATTATTTTTCACCTTTTCATAAAAATCTTTATTATACGCCTCATAACGTTCTTGAATATTAAAAAGATCGTATCCTTCTGTCTGCTTTTTTTGTAAAAATTGCTTCCAAAATCCACACTGTGTAAATTCTGGACAACCACATCTATAAACACAATTAGGAACTAATACATCTGCTTCATTAGGATGTGTTTTATGAAGTTCACATTTAAAATCTTCTGCTAAACTCCTTGCTTCTGGAGTGGCTTGATAACACAGACGTTTTCTCCAAGCGTCAATCAGATTCTGCATATTCGCATAGCCATCATGAATTACTGGTGCATCTTGTCTGGCAGCGTTTCTATCATAGTCATCCTGTCGATCATTACGCTGAGAAGAAATAAATTTTTCGTGTTTATGACGGCTCCATTCGGTGCTTACCCAATATGGAATATCTTCCCATGTCCAATCAAAATCTAGACATCTAATAGGAGAATGTTCACAGATAAGCATAGCTTTTTTAAAAGCTTCAGTAGGTTCTTTTTCTGAGAATACTTTTCTCATAGTTGTACGGCAATGATTTTTTACTCTTTTCCAGTCATCACCAATCCAATTAAATCTCGTTTTCGACATCTTTCTTGCCCTCTTTAATTTCTTTATTATTAAAATTTACAGTCACAGAATCTTCAATTGTTACATCATAATCTTCTGATGTCTTATCCAAATCAATCTGTTTCTCATCAATCATTAATTTTTGCTCAATAGGAATAACTGTAATGCTGTCCGTATCTTCTAAACTAATTGTATCCGAAATTGCTTCCAAAATCCAATCAGAAAGTTGAGTACAATTCTTTTTTGCTAATTCTATATTAATTCCACCATGTTCCAAAGCCTGGTTCTCATTCACTTCCACATGAATAACAACTGAATATTCGCCATCAAAAGTGATCATTGTATTCTCCTTTTAATTTATATCTTAATCGCAAGATCTACCACGCAACCATTTAACAAAATACTTAATACCATTAATATAAAAAGATGGAGAATAAAACCCATATCCAGCAGGATGATAACCAGACTTGACTGCATAATTTTCAGCTATATAATTAAAAGCCTGTTTGGGATCCATACCAACCAACTTATCATATTCTTCTTTAGTGATTTCTACTATTTCTTCAACCATAGTTTATGTCCTTTCTACCAGAATAATATAGCATATCAAATACTATTTGTCAACTATTTAATTTATATCTAAAACACTAATTTAGGATGAGCAACATCATACAAGGCCTGTTGAAGATGTGTACTCTTTTTACTAGTTCCCTCATTCATAGTAGCCATCCTTAGAGCGCCTGTTTGAGCGATTAATATACATCTTTTCTTCGCTCTGGTGATAGCTGTATAAACCAACTCACGAGTCAATAAGCTATATCCCGAAAAATCTAAACCAATAATAATATTATCTGCCTGAGAACCTTGATATTTATGAATTGTTATAGCATATCCTAATTCAATACCACCCCAATATTTTCTGGGAATCTCGACCCGGCCTATACCAAGAAAATCTATAAACATTTTGTCATCATCCAGATCAATTTCATGAATAATTCCAATATTACCATTATAAATTACTGGATCCGTATTATAATTGTTAACAGTGTTTATTACTTTATCGCCTTCTCGTAAAATATACGGTCTCCCATTACTAAACATAGTAATTTCATTCGTCCTTTTAGATACAGGATTTACTAATTCTTGCAAAGCATTATTCAATTCATAAGTACTCGCATTCCCCTTAGTTTTGACAGGAACTAGAATCTGGGTTTGCATAAGGTTAAAATCTTTATTATTAACAAATGCTGAAAAAGCAGCCATGATATTATAAAAAGTATTACTCGCGTCAGAATAAGTCCAAAGTTCAAGATCCTTTAATTCACCACGGATATCTTTTCCAACCCAGTCCTTCTCTATAATTTGTTGTCCACGCCGCACTTTAAGTGCTTCTGAAATAATACCAGAAGCAGCTGCCTGTCTATGAATTGTTGTCAATGTAACTGTTGGCACTTCAGGTGAGACCATCATATCTTGTGCAATATTCCCAGCCCCAATGGCCTCAAGTTGTCCATGATCTCCTAAGCAAATCAATTTTGCACCAGAAGGAATTGCTCTCAACAAATAATAAAACAAACTTGTATTTACCATAGATATTTCATCAAGAATATAAATTTCATCCATTAATTGATTATCGTCATGGTACGTAAAACCTTGTTTGCTATTTTTGTTAAGAATATTATATCTTAACAATCTATGAATGGTATATCCATCTTTACCAGTTATTTCAGAAAGTCTGGAAGCGGCTCTTCCTGACAATGCACACTGTGCATAGGAATGTCCTTTTAAAACTTCAAGAATCCCAGTAACCAATGTAGACTTACCAGTGCCAGCCATACCTGTTATCAATACAATATTTTGAGATAATGCCAAATATATACCATTCTTTTGTTCTTGAGTGAATTCCCATCCTTGCTGAATTTCCATTTTGTGTAATATTGATTGCCAATTCGACCAATCTGCTTCTTTAATAATAGGTTCCGCATCTCTTAATCTAATTAATTCTTCGGCAACTTTATGCTCCATCTCATAATAATATTTTAATCCTATTTGCGTTCTATCTTCACTCAACCATAATTTATCTTTTATATCCTGGATTGCCAAAGTGATTTTCTGATCAGGGATTTCCTCTCCTAATGCTTCTAAAATAGCCCCTAACAATTCATCGGTAGTAATCCATGAACGCCCTACTTCGCCATTATCTCTTAAATACTTAATAATATAAGCACTAATGCGTCTAGGATCATCCTCTTTTATACCGCCATCCCTGGCTATTTCATCGGCTTTCGCCCAACCAATGCCATTAACTTCATCCGCTAAGATATATGGATTATTTTTAACTTTTTCAATAACTACACCAGGAGATTTATACCTTTCAACTAAGCGTTCTACCATCCTATTTGTAAGGTTATATTCTGATAATTCGCTAAAAATTTTACCCAAATATTTATTAGCTGTGAATTTATTAATCATATCCACAGCAGTAATCATGCCAATCCCATTAACCTTAACTAATTCTTTTGTATCTGCTTCATCTAATGCTCTATATGGATCTTCAATTGTTTTATATAAATTTTCTACCTGACGAGGAGTAAACAACGAGGTCAAAAATTTCTTTTTACCATCTTCATCGTCTTCATTAAAAACAATTTCTGGATAAAATTTATTTATAACATATTGTCCACCCCACTTAGGATCTTCTACATATTCTGCGCTTGCGTGATACATTGCACCAATTATTGGTTTCATCATATCACCCTTCAAGACTATGTTTTTATATTTATCCATTATTGGCTTGCCACTAATAATCTGGTCAACTGAAACTATAATAATGCCCCACGTATCTTTATGGTATCTAATTGTTTCTACAGAGCATACTATTTCAATCTTATCAGATTTATCCATTATATTTTTGTCCTTTCAATTTGTAACTCTAACGTTCCATCTGAATTAACAGATTTAATCAAATTTACTGTATGTTTATAAATAGTATCATTATAGATCATAGGCCAAAACTGATCATCTTTTCGTATTCCAGCAACCAATAAAAGATTACCACGTTTCAGCCAGCTTTCTTCCAATCTAACTTTTTTACCATCTTCATTTATTTGTGAAATAATTTTACTATAAAACGCATAATGCCCCTTATTCATCTTAACATTGACCAAACCATATTTTGTCAACAACGATATCATATGATGATTATTATCAGCTTTCAGAACTGTACCAGCAATTCTGGAAATTTCATATTTAGGTAAGCTTTTTTTCTCACCACCAATATACCTCGTATAAAATTCATACGGCACTGGTTCTTCAGGCAAATCAAAGAAATTAACAATGCCATATAGATCTTCTTTAACATACTCTAATTCATGTTCATTATCATAATAACACAATGATTCCATCGACCATTTAGCAGTAGAACCCAAAGCATATTTTTCCCATAATTCTAAATTGGCAGCCCAATTATACTTATTTATAGCATCGTTACTTGCAAACCAAACTCTAAGCGGCTCCAGATACAATTCAGCTTCTTTTATAATCTGTTTTTCTGAAACAACATAATGCTGGTCTACAACTTTAATAATACAATTATCTGAAAAAAAGTTATGATATACAGCCTGAGCCTGATCATCAAGAATATAATATCTATCATGATAACCACGTTTTAATGGTTTTTTCATTGGATCATTATATATTTCATATAATCCAATATCATCTAAAATATAATTCTTCAAAGAAATCATTTGTACAGATTTCTGAAATTGTTCTGGAATGATGTGCCATTCTTTCATTTTTCCAAGTTGTGCTAACGTCAATTTAGTAATTGGCTCAGATAAATATTCTTCCAAAAACCATCTCATTGTTTCTTTCCGATTTAAAGAATGTAACTCTGTAAAGCATCCACCTTTTATCAGTTTAATCATTTGAGAAGTTTTAACAATTTTTATATCCAACATACGTTTTGCAAAATCCTGAATAGAAGTATATGGACGATTATTAATTATTTCCTGAGCCAATTCAGTATTAACTCCATTAACCCCTTTTAATCCAAAAATTATACGATCTTTATCAACTTCTGGTTTAAAGCTGAATTCTGCTGAGTTAATTAAAGGAAAAGTTATTTGTACACCTTCTCGTTGAATATTTGCTATTGCAACACCTGTTTTATCATATTTAGTCGAATCATTTGATTCTTCATCCATTGAACCAGAATCAACAATAAGATTAGCAGTATTCCAATAAATAAGAGGATATTTATAAGCAAGATTAAGTTCCTGAAGACCAATTATTGAATACGCAAGAGTGTGGGATTTATTAAACCCGTAGCCACGCTGCGTCATAATCAATACATTCCAAACATAATTCACTAAATTTTTTGAAAGCCCTTTTTCTTTAGCATTATCAAAAAACTCTACTTGTAATTTATCAAAATCTTTTGGGGATTTTTTAGCAACCGCTTTCCTAAGCTTATCCCCCCATACCAAATCAAAACCACCAATCTTTGGATGCATCGTAAGAAGTACCAAATATTCTTGTGCTTCACATATTCCATAAGATGTGCCAATTATTTCTTTAAGAATATTTTGCTCTTCTTTCGTCAGACCATAATCATCCATTTCCTGATACCACTCATTAATATCATTTTTAAATCTGGCGAATTTGTCTAACGGTTGTTCTGCACCCTTTTCCTGGGCCATCAAACGAATTACAGAATTAAGGGTAGCAAGGTCATCAACAGAGTGTGGCCGTGAAAGAGCTATGGCTTTTTTCCCAGATTCTTTTTCCATCTGAAAAAACGACAATACTTTATGATCCCATAACATCTTCCACATATCTTCTGCTGTACGCTCTAACGTGTATACACCTAAATATTTTTCGTATGTGGATTTTAAATCACCTTGCCAAGTAATTTGATGATCATAAAGTAGCAAATTCATTTCGGCATGCATTTTTTCCAACGCATCAATAGCCAATAAGTCAATCTTAATGAGACTAACTTTTTCACATTTATGTAGATCAAACTGAGTGACTATATCTCCTGATTTGGTTCGCATCAAAGCAGTAGATTCTGTCAACGGTTTATCACAAATAATAACCCCACCAGCATGCTGACCACATCCACATACCAATCCTTCTATCTTAGAAGCAGTCTCCCATAATTCTGGTCTAGCATCCATTTCTCGCACGAATTCTGGCGAAGGAGAATACTCATCATTACCATAATACATTGTAGCCAAAGATCTTGGCTGACCTCGGTCAAATACTACCAAAGAAGCAATATAAGAAGCAATATCATTATCAATTCCTAATCCCCTAGCAGCAGTAAGAATAGCACTTTTACTCTTTTCAGTTTGAAGAGTAAGAACTTTAGATACTCGATCTTCGCCATAAGTATCTTTTAATGTCTGAATAATTTTATCTCTTAAGCTGCCCTGTACATCTGTATCAATATCCAGTACACTGGTTCTATAAGGATTTAAAAATCTCCATGGATGAGTCTGTGTAGTTTCTCGAATAGGATCAATCTGAGTGATATCTAAGAGATAAAGTAAACAGAATCCCACGCCAGAACCTCTTCCAGCCCCAACCAAACTGCCAGTTTCCCATGCTAATCGAATATAATCTCGTACTTGCATTAAATATGCTGACCAACGAACTTTATTCTTTTCAGAAGATTTGAGCAAATAATCTAAGCATTCATTAATCTTAAAATATCCAAGATCGCTCTGGTAACTAGGATGCTTTTCAATAGATTCCAATAATTCTCGTAACATATGACGATCACTATCATATTCAGAATCATGTAAATCAGAAAGTAGTTCAATTTTATTTTTATATTTTACATATAATTGCTCGTCTGGTTCAGTTGTATTAAGTGGAATATAAGGTATCTCTAAATCTTTTTCCAAATTATAATATTCTATTTTATCATAAACCAAAAGAGTGTTATTAATTCCTTCTTCAACCACATCATATCCTAAATATTCATCCATATATTCATGAATTTCATTTTCGGACATCACATAAGTACTGGCATAAAATTCATCTGTTTCACGATCTCCATCTTGTGCCGTAAGAAATGCTTTATGAATAGGACGGTCTTCTTTTTTAAGATAATGTGCGTCTGTACTAATCAAATAAGGGACATGAGTGATTTGGGACAATTTTACTAATTGACGATTAACATAAATTTGGTCATCTGATTCAGAAGGTTGTAGTTCCAGGAAGAAATATCCGTCACCAAATATTTCTTTCATATTTTCAATCCACTGAATACAAGATTCCCAAATTTCAATCGAAGAAGACCAACCTTTTTTTTCGGAAGCTTCTCGATATTGCAGTATTCTTCGTGGCAAACTTCCTCCCAAACAGGCGCTACTACCAATAATATGCCCTTGATAAGTTTCCATCATTTCAAACAAATCAGAATAATATGTGGGAACTCTATACATTACAGACATAAATGAATTATTTACCCATGCTTTTGTACTTAATTCTCGAAGCCCTTTATGCCCGAATTCATCAAGAGCAATCAAAATAAAATGCGGATAAATATTATTAATATTATCTGCTGTCACAGAACTTGGGCAAAGATAAATTTCATTACCAAGAGCTAATTTAAAATCTCCCCAAGCATCTTTATGGTCTTTATAATAATCTAAAGCAGTTAAATGAGAAGTAACAGATTCATGATCAGTAATACAAATGCCCTTATGTCCCAAATCATAAGCATATTGAATCAACTCATTTACTTTATTTGTAGAATCACGTAATCTTAAATTACTGCCTTCGTCTGTGTGATTATGTATACCAAAATATCCCATCTTATCTTCTCCACTCAAGTTAATTGCCACCAAAAATCAAATAACTTTTTATATTCTCCTCCATGGAGAGCATTTTTGTTTTCATCCCATTTTTTATACCTACTTCTAATGCATTTATTGCTTTGTCTCTTCAAAAACTGCGATGCACCACTACTTCTGCATGATATATAATATTTCTCATTTTTATACCATACACCAGGATAACCACAATAGGAGGCAATTTCTGCTAGTCTTTTTGTATGTAAATAATCCTGCCAACGGCGATAAGGAATATTTTTATGAAGCATAATTACCTCCTATATATTTAATTTATTTTTTTATTTTCCAGAACATTTCATCAACACCACTTAAAACTGGGTATCTTTCCGTAAAAGGTGCTGTGCTACTTTCAGCAAACTGATTATTTACCATATCAATATAAAAAGTCATTGTACCATCATCGCCTTGATAGAACTGATCCCAAACTTGCTGAGGAAGATGCTTTTTTACATGAAGTTGTTCAATAGCCAAACAATCAAATGATACTACCTTAAAAGCTTTAAACATCATTGGTAGCATTCTTTCCAACATACCGATACGCCAATCTACAGTTTGTCCAAGCCCAGTCTCTTTATAATCTTCAAGATCTTTTTTATAATAATCTTCTCCTCGTCTAATTCGTTTATATCCAAGAATTAAGATTTTCAGATCTTTACCATGCTCCATTAATTTAGTAAGTGATCCTTCATCAAGAATACCAGCAATCACATGAACCACCGCATTAGGAAATTTCTGTAATGCTTTAAACAAATCTTCTGTGGGATTAACAAGTGAAACACCAATGCCATGAATCCAACCCATATTTGAAAGAACTTCCAATATATCAAGATTCTGCATGAAATGAATTTGATTTACTGTGACATTGGCATATACCTGTTTCTCTTTCAGCTTTTTCAGAAAAGGAATAAAGTCTGGATGTTCAAATACATTTCCTCCTCCAAGAGCTATTTCTGTAAATGGATGAATAGTATCTACCCAGGCAGCATTCATAATATCTCCTAATTCGCCATCAGGAGTGCTTCCTTCATGACACATTTTACAATTTCTATCACAACGGTCACATATTTTAACATCCATATTCTCAGGAAAAGCAAAATTAAATTCATCATCATCAGAATACCGAATCACTGTGCCGTCAGAAAATCTAATTACTCTTACATTACCATTCTGGTACTCAGCAATTTTTGTTCGCATAATTCTCCTTAATCGTGTCCGTAATAGCCGAATAAAACCATTTTATCTCCTGAAGGAGTCGTAAAATGATGATCATAAACATCATACCAACCATTTTTCTCATCAAACCAAGTATTAAATGCATAATTGTCTTCATCCCAACGGTTATGTTCAGACTTAGTTAATTCCATTTCATCATTATCGAGTAATAACTCACCATTCTTCCATTTAAGATATTCATCCTCTGTACAAATACAAAACGAATGTATCGAACTACTATTTGTCTCCCAAACGCCCATTCTTATTGTTCTCTTCATATCAATTACCCTTTACAATTAATTTATAGTTTTTATTTTCATAATGATCAACAAATTCATTAAAATCATCCATATCATCATTATCATTTGAAGTGCAAATAAGACTATTTCCGAATAAATAATTTAACAGATGTTTTTCATTTCCCAAAACATATTTTAGAAAATCATCAAGTTCATATCCATGATCTATATATCCTTCTCTCCAGCCGTCTTCATCATAATCATCTGTATCGAAAACTGCTTCTATTCTATATTTCCCAAGAACTGTATAAATCCAATTTATCAAATCAGATCTATCTTTCTCATTATGCTTTCCTTTATCATCTTCAATATATTTATCTGTAGGATATACTTCAAATAGCGCCTGATATAAATAAGAAGCCTTGGAATCTACGTCTCCATAAATTGAATGCTCCCAACCAAATTCACCATGATTAAAATGAACAACACCATAATATGGAAATACATTCTTTTCCAGATCAATGTTTGATTTAGAAATAGCAATAGCATGCATACTTGATGAATTTGTTTCCCAACAACCGTCACGAATAGTATATTTCATAATTACTCCTTTAATAAATAATCATTATTTAAAACTTTTACACTTAACCAATCATTAATTGTATTTGACCAAATGGGGGTAGAAGGACGAATGACTATTCCCTCTTTTTGATTACCTGATTCATACAATCCTTTTGCCCTTTCAATCAATTCATCAACACTATTATATTTAAATTTATTTTTAACTTCTTCTATAGGAACCATTGGTAAACTATATCTAATGCAAAAGGCTGCTATCTCATCAAGTCCCCATCGTTTTTTAGTATTTAAATCTATTATGGTAAAAATATACCATTCTGGCTTTGTTAATTTTAATCTATTTTTCTGAATCCCTGGGCCGCACCATTCTCCTTGAATTGCAATATTTTTATATCCAATATTTTCTAGATGCTCAAAGATGTAATGCAGGTGAGCATACTCCCACATAGCGCATTTCCCATCATCAGCCAGCTCATTATTTCTACTACATACACCATTATGGCCTTCATAATTGTACATAGTTACCGAACTACCATCCATCTTAGTAGTAATATAATATCCATCAACTTTTTTAAATTCATCAATCAATTCTGGATAAGATTGGATTCTTAATTCATCAGTCTTAGGAAATAAATGCGTAGGAAATTCTGCAATGACTGTACCAGCAGTACTGGTAAATTCTTCAATCGCCCATTTTTTTACCCCTAAAATATCAGTAACCTCATCACCTACTTCGTAATTGCCATCTGGTAAAATATCCAGGGGCATAACTAGCCCCTGGGAAATCTGTCCACGAAGTTTGATGGTTTTAAGTCTAAAACCCTCTCCCATTAAATCCGTTTTTTTATAACTGTTTTTTCGAAGAAATTCAAATTTTTCATCAATTGGAAGAAAACTATCTACTTCAAAATATACGCACTTATCTCCAATATGAAACTGATCCTTTTGACAAACTACCTGCCATCCAAGAACATGCACTAATTCAATCTTATCCGCTCCTTCAATAGGAGTTATATCATGTACATATTGTATAGAAGCCAATTTTCTTTTAGTAGCCATTACTTACTCCTTTTGATCGCTTCACTAATTTTATTGATGTCATCTTCTCGCTTCTTTGCTTGCATCTTTTCTCTACGCTTTTTATTCTTTGCTCTGCGTCTCTCAATAATAGCTTTATGTTCAGCTTCTGCCATCTGTTTCTTAGATTCTTCTTTCAACCAAGCCTTATAAGCTTTGATAGCTCTATCAATTTCTTTATTAAGTTCTACAGAAATATCAAGCCAAAACTTTGCATAATATTCTAGCCCAATACAATTTAAAGTCTGCTCAAATCTGCCTTCTTCATTTTTATACTTAACCCACGCTAAAGCCAAAGCGTATCTTAAATTAAACTGATCAGGCTCTTTACACACCTGCTTATATACATGCTCTTTGCCATCATAAATAGTAACTTCAACCACTTTATCTGGTACAATAACATCAATTCGCACAATAGATGGTTCGTTCTTACATATGATCAGACTACCATAAGACCTCCCTTTAGGCCATACATTATATTTTTCTGGAACTGAATTACTTCTACAAAATGTTTCAGTTAATTCATTCATTCCACATACAGTTCCCAATCTATGCCACTCATTGTCCATACGATAATACAAAGCGCCATCAGTGCTTATAATATGTTCTCCCATAATTACATACCTTCCTTTTCGCAATATTCTTTAAACCAATCTAAAGTTCTTTCTTCTTCATTATAAAATCCATCTACTTTGTATGTCTGATAAATCCACCCCATAAAGTTCTGCATCAATTGGATAAAACGCCAATCAGGGAAGTACTTCATATGTAGCTTCTTCATTTCATCGTAAAAATTATCTAACCTATTTGGATCTCTCATTATGTTCCTCTCTATTCTATACCATAAGACAAAAAATCTACGCTTTCTTTAATATCATTTACTAAAATATCAACATCTTCTTTTGTTGCATTATCAGGAAAACTAATACGGATAGTTCTTCTTGCTTCTTCTTCGCTTAATCCAATGGCAAGTAATGTTTCACTCGGTTCTGGATTATGTGCGTTACAAGCTGAACCAGCTGATACATATTGTTCTTTTTCATGAAGCATGCCTATCAACCAATTTCCATCTATAGGTTTTTTTATAGTAATGCTCATAATATTCCACAACCTATTCTCAGGATCACCATTAAAATTAGCAATAGGTTCCAACTTAGATTCGGCATACAGGTATAATTCTTTTAATTTATCTCTTTTAGAAAAGTCTATCAATTCTGTCGCTTTCCCCAAGCCAATAATATAAGGTACATTTTCAGTACCACCTCTGTATCCTCTTTCCTGTGATCCATAAATCATAGGTGGTAACTCTTTCCCCTTTTTCATATAAAGGATACCGACCCCTTTTGGTGTCCCAATCTTATGCCCCGAAGCAGAAAGATAATCCACATCTAAAGCCTTTACATCAATAGGAATTTTTCCAAAAGCTTGTACCGCATCAGTATGAAACAATACATTTGGATTTTCTGCCCTAGCTCTTTGAACCAATCCTGCTATATCTTGAATGGTTCCTATTTCATTATTTGCCATCTGAATTGATACTAAATCATCATTTGGCAAAAATACATCTTTTACGTGTCCTTGTTCATCAACAGGCATAAATTCATAATAAAATTTATTTAAATAAGTAACTGCACTCTGAATTGAATGATGCTCAATTTTAGTTGTTGCAATTTGTCCCCACTCATGGTCTCTATAGTAGCCATTAAAAACCCACGAATTACTCTCTGAGCCACCAGATGTAAAGTATATTTCATCTGGGTCAGCATTAATAAAAGCTGCCACTTTTTCTCTAGCCTCTTCAATATCTCTACGAATACGCATAGCAGGTTCATATATGGCAGAAGGATTTTCCCATCTCACATAAATATATGGCAACATTGCAAGTCTAACATCTTTATTTATTTCTGTCGTAGCAGCTGAATCCCAATACATTATTCTTTACCTCGCCACCATAATTCAAATTCACTTTTTTGCCCATTCCATCTGATAAAGCAATCATTTATACGTTCACGAATTTTTTCTCGTTCTTGAAGTATTATTTGCAATAACTGCTTTGTCATTTTATAATTCAACCGCTTTTTATGATAAGCTAAATCTGGTTCAATATAATTTACTATTTCAATAATATCTTGAATTGCTTTCGTATATCCTCGATTATAATCCCCAGATAACTTATCAAGCATTTTCTTCGTCATCCTCTTTTATGCGCTTTTTAGAGTTGCGAATGTCACCTTCTCGTGTTTCTTTCTTCAAACGCTCTCTATTCTTACGCAGTTCGTTTTCCAATTTAGCCATACGGCTGACATCTTTAGCATAAGCAGTATCTCTTCCAGGATGTTTCTTTGACATATCATTCTCTCCTTAAAAAATTAGTAACTGTCTTTTAGGCTTATCATTATTACCAGGATCCCATTCTTTATTTTTTTCAAATGTTTTATTCGATAGGGTCCATAAAGAATAATATTCGCATTTGTGTTTAAAATCTTTGGCATTTGGGTTAGTATTACAATAATTGCAGAAATGACACAAAGGACTAGGTTTTGGTTCCCATAATTTGTTTTCACCTCTTTCTTCTATTTTTGCAAATACATCATTTAATTTTTTTATTAAACGCTTCTCCCAACCAATTGTTAATGCTTTTTGTGATTTATCAAGTAAAATAAATCTATATTGATACTCTACAGGAATCTCACCATACATCATTAAACAAGCTATAGCATAAATCCCAAACTGCAATGATGTTGGAAGTTTCTTCTCGTCAAAAACTTTTTTAGATGTCTTATAATCTACTACTCTGTAATGACCATCTTTTTGATCTACTCGGTCAATGAATCCATGAATGATATATTTATTGTCCCATACAAATTCAAACGGTTGTTCAAATGCTATTGGAATCCAATCACTATCTGTCATCTCGATTTCAAGAACATGATTAAATGTATTTAATTTATCTCTATATGTGGCACCTTCAGAATCTGGTTCATCCCATGCTTCCCAATATTTTTTCTTTAAATCGTTTACACCTAATAGTTGTTCTCTCGTTTTTTCATCTGTGTCAATTATACCATCTTGAATTAATTTGTCAAGTATTGTTTGATCAATTCCACCACCATCTCTTATCATATGCCCCTTAACTTCAAGAACCTTATGTAGCAAGGATCCTAACTCTAACGCAAGACTAGTATCAAACGTTGTGAATCCTTGATTATATTTAAAATTATATGCCATTGGGCAATTTAAAAATTGTTCAATTTTTGAATATGAAAACTTAGGTAACAATAACTTATCTTCATAAGTTACTGCCCTAATATAAGGTAATAATAATTCGTTTTTCATTTTTACTCCAATTCTTTCACGTCATCCATAGTTATTACATATTTTTCTTCTAGCAACTCTAATAATACTTCTTTGCCCTGATCAGTAGGGCTATCTTTGAACCCTAATCTATTTTTTTTATCAGCCACTAAACATACTTTCACATATGGCACCAAAGGCGCTAATTTTTTTACTTGTTTCTGCCACCAAGCTTCAGCCTCAAAACTATTTGCATCATGATAATCTCGATCAGGAGCATATAATATTTCATTTACTTGTAATTCTTCTAACATAATCTTTATTTGTGTCTGAGTTATGTTAGAACCACAAGCAGCAACAGTAAAACTATCATCACCAAAATAGCTATAGCTTTGCAAAACAGATTTTTCCGCTTCGACAAGCATTAATTTTTTCTTTTGTATAATAGTATCTTTTACGACATTGATACCATATAGGTTACTTCCCAACTGATGAGATAACCATTTACCCTCAATCTGCAATGGTACATATTTTCCAACTATATCTATATCAACTTGGTCTAAATATCTTCCCCTAATACCAATTAATCTCTCATTGATATCATAATGAGGAATAATGATTTGATTAGTTAATCCATAATAACCGATTCCAAATCGTCCAAGGGCTTCACATGTAATATGATCTTTTAACCATTCTTCGTGAGGTAAATAGCAAAATATTTCTAGTATATTCTCATTTATTTCTGCCAATTTAGGAATGGCCCTCTTACGCTTTTGGGCATTCTTTAATCTATCTATCCATGAGAAATCTTCAATTTTTGTTATTTCTGGACATTTTTCGGAAGCAGCTAATTCTATTTTTCCGGTAACTTGAGCAATCCATCTCAATGCCTTATACCAGGTATATACTTTCCCCTGTTGACGCATTGCTCTAATAACTAACTCAACTACATCGAAAGTATCTGAACAAGTAAAACAATGAAAACATCCATGTTTTCTTCCAGCATAATCATCCCCAGGATTATGATAATAAATCAACTTATATGGTGAATCTCCACCATGACAAATAAATGTACTAAAACATAGATTACCAGATCCATCTTCTTTATAATTAGGACTACCTAATAAGTTACAAATTTTTATTATGTCCTCTTTAGTGAGCGAATCCAATATATAATTTTTATCAAGATATTGCATAATTCACTCTCCTAAAAGATCAATTTAGGCACGGGGGTATCTACAACCGTATCAGTTGAGTCCATTTCTTGTGTTTCGTTATCATCGTCTTCTGTTTTATCATTTAAATCTACAGTATTGATTCCAACACTATTCTCTTTAATCGCTGCATCTATGGTTTCGGTTCTTTTAATATCTATAGGAATAATTTCAGTAAAGTCAAAATTTGTAGCCAAACAATCTTCAATACGCATTGTACCAAGATCTATATGGCTTAAAATAACAATGCGAGAAAGTTTACCCTGACGAATTTTATAGCACCATTGCAACAAATTTATTTCGGGTTTCCCAATTAATGATCGCTTCAGTTTTTCAATTTTCTTTTTTTCAGCAGCGTTAGGAACAGATAAAATCAATCCAATATCAATTTTATTTGCCACCGCTTTACTTCCTTGCAAAAGTGTATGATCTTTATATTTAGCTTCATTAACTTCTGCAGACAACTGTGTTCCAGAAATAATTGCAATATTTAATCTTTCTGCTAATGCTTTCATTCGAGTAGAAAATATCAACAAAATCTGCCATTCCTGCATTCGCATACTGGATTTAGAATTAACTTCATTTGCCAGTCGTAAACTATTCTGTAAATAGTCAAAAATAAACACATCAATTTGATAAGTCAATACATATCTTTTAGCAATATTTTCAATATCTGTAATGCTAAAATCATCACAATATACTAAATACAATGGGCTTTCGGCAATATATTGGGCTGCCTGTCTTACTCTTTCCAGTTCACCCTCTTTATATTCCCCCTCTAGAATATGAGTCTCATTGACACCAGATACCACGGCTAATACAATTGTTTGAAACTCTTTTAAACTGCCCTCTGTACCAATATATAATGTTGGTGTAGAATTACCTGTATGAATAAATTTCTTTTTTTTATTATCCCAAGTATACGGAACAGCAAAATTGCAAGCATCCATTAAAAAATTTCTTGACTTACCAGTACCTGTCGCTGCTGATCTTAAATAAAATTTTCCTCTCCTCGCACCACGACATAAAGCATTGAAAAAAGGACTGGAAAAATTATAGCCAAAATCAGGAGTTTCAAGTAATTCATCAATCAATTCACTCATTCCATCCCCAGCTTGAATACTTTCCGAAAGAATTTCAGAACAATAATCCATCTTAGGAGTAATGACCAAATCATTTTCAATAATTCCAACAATATCTTCTTCAGTATAATTGTCAAATTTTTGCTTTTCTACTTCAGCAGCTTTCTCTTCAACAACAGACCAATCATAAATTAATTTTCTAGTATCAAGCCCTTTGTTTTCATAATATCTTAACAAAGAAAACTTTTTTACTCTGTGATAAAAATAATCATAATTATCAAGACTGGCAATTTCTCTGGCATTGACCAAATAATCCAAACCATGATTATCTTGAAAAATTTTATATTGTTTTTCATAATTACTAATATATGAATCAATAGCAAATTCATCAATTTTTTGACAACCCTGAATATATAGATTATATATTGCCACAAACAACAATTCATAAAAATCTTCAGTCTTAAAATCTTGTCTGGATAATGGCCTGTCCATATCATCAATTAACGAAGAGTCTTGCATTAAACATCCTATGACATTAAGATACGCCCTTTTATCTACAAGTCCCTCATTAGACATTTATGTCCCTCAATTCTTCTTTTATTACTAATATCTACTCTTACATCTGGATCAACAATATATGTGAAATAGAATTATTATCTTACACTTTCTCTTTCTTTCCCAACAGAATAATATGTACTGATTTTATGTAAATTATCATTCATAACATCAGGAATGCAATATTCATTCGCATGAGTAATCAGTATAGAAAAATCTCTATCAAATGAATCCTTTTTAACTCTATTTAAAAAATCTTCATCCATTTTACTGTAACGCATCTTCCCCTGGAATTCATTCGGCACATTAGTCTGATCTGAACCATCAAACTTTTGATTCATTGCATCATCACTAATAAATGCGGGATCTGCTCCATGTCTAGTCAAATATGGACGAGTAACATAAACAGGTTCTGCTTTAAAGCTAAAATTATTTTCTAATATTCTAATATTATCCAATCCTGTATTTGACGGAGTGGTATGAACATTATTAGGATCATCGTTAAGCAAAAGTCCCTGACCATTTTCAAAAATTACATTATCATACGTTTTTATGATTTCTGCATCACATACAGTAGTATGATCAAACATAAATTGGAGATCATTCATATATTTAGACATGATTTTGTTATTTAAATCAGTATCTATAATTGCGCTCCAATTCAGATAAACTTCAGAAGTAATTTCTTTTTTATCTTTATATTCTTTAACTCTAGTATTAAAAAGAGCATGCCTAGTGGCTCTATTTAGGTTAACGGCTTTTCCCCCTCTAT